TACTGCTTGACTTCATGAACATCAGGTTCCCTAACTACATGCGTAAGAAACTTTGGACCAGTGCTATACAGAAAGGTGCGAAGACCTTTACCATAGTTTGCATCAGACCAACATTCTGTTTTAAACTTACAGTATGAACAACCGACAGAGAGTTTAAGATTGCCAGACTTACCATCAGGTACGGCATCATAACATTTCTCAGGTGGTGTTGGTGACTTGACAATGTCTCTAACTTCACTGATTCGTTTTGGAATATCCATTAGTTTAGTAACAGGCATATAAGTAAGATGTCCAAGCTGCTTATCCATTACAAGGAAGCCAGCTTCCTTCTTATTAAATGCAGTTGCATACGCACTAACCTGTGCGATATAGCCGAATGGGTCATCTTCTGACAAAGTTCCTTCCTTAAATTTCGTGAAGCTACGACTAGCCGCACTCTTAACATCAACCACAATACCATTAATTTGACAGTCTGTATGTCCCACAATACCATCAACTTCGACTTCATGTTGCTCATGTGTAACATCGTATCCTGCTTCCTTTGTTAAGTACAACACCAAGGCTTCAACGATATCCCCAAAAAGAAACTTGATCCGGTTATCTGGTGTCAGTTCCTCAGTAATATCAGAGTTAACTTCATACCACAGTAATCTGTTAGGTCTACCTATGTTAGACATACGTAGACTATTAGAAGTCTTACGAGATTTCTTACTTAATTGTTTGTACAATGCTTGTTTAATCTGATCAAGAAAAGAATCAATGGCTTCTTCATTCATTGTTTCAATTCCAGAGGAAACAGTGGTGTATATGTCATCTACTAAATTTTTTAAAGCCATAATATTCTCTTTCATGTTAAAGGTGACGCTGGTCTACCACCTCTCACCAGCACCCAAGGACATTTACGTTTCCGCCACTTACTACCTTGGCCCATAGTTATTTTAGGATGCGATATCAAAGTCTTTCATAACATCCTCAACAGTATCATCACCAAATACTACAAGATTAGTAACTTCAACCTTGCCAAGACCAGCAAATACACCGGGATATGTACCTGTATATGCTTGAATGGTGACACGGCCTTTGCTACCATTCCCAATGGCAACACCATCCATATTTTCACCAGTACCGTCAACAACAATCGGGGGCTTTGCTGATTTACATGTAATAAAAGTACCTCGATCATCATTCTTGGTGCGGATACGTGGACCAAGCTGCATATCCTGAAGAATCTTGATATGATCCTTATTAAGATTACAGACATCAAGTGTGTACTTATTAGCCATTTCATTTTTCTTACTTAGAAATGGCCAGAAGAAGGTAACGTTTTCTAGTGTTTTGATTGCTAAAGTAGCCATGTGAGGAAACTCCTTTTCAATATAGCTTAGTATATCTAAGACAGATTAAACTGTCAACTAATTTAATGTGTCTCATACCAATTTTTTCCAATCTTGTACTCTCCATCCATAGGGCAGTTCAAATTAAAGTACTTTCCTGCATCCCGAATGGACTTGACTATAATATTTCCTACAGCATCAGCATGTTCCTTTCTAACTTCCACTTGAAATTCATCATGCACAATGGCAACTTGCCGTGCATCCAGATTATTTTCTCTTACTCTCTTATGCCAGAGTAACATAGCATACTTCATTATGCAAGACTCTGCACCCTGAAGATAGGCGGATAAAGCAAAGTGTGCAGACTTGATTTCTATCTTTCGACCGTCTAATCCTGTAAGTCTTCCAGAGGTAGCTGCATCTGCTGCTCGTTGTTTAAGATTGGCGAGGGATGGGAGAGAAGCAAGGAAAGTCTCTTTAACTCTACGTCCATCTGCCGGAGTTCCTCCTGTAATAAGGCCGACCTTCTCATCACCAGCGCCAAGTAGCCACGCATAGATGAAAGTCTTTGCGACTCTTCTATTAGACCATTGTTTAGTTTCATCGTTCCATTCTCCTTTATCAATACCCATTGCATCCAAATTCTTATGGTGAATGTCACCATTAAGAACTTCATTGGTGTACTCTGGATCATTCATATAATGTGCCAGTACTCTGAGTTGAATACCTGAAGCATCACACCCTAATAAGACATGTGTATTCGGGTTAGATACAGTAAAGCATTCTCTACATTCCTTACCAAACGGTGAAGAAACTCCTGGAATGTTTGCCATATTAGGAGAGTTGTGTGCCATCCTATGTGTGATAGCACCAATAGAAAAGACATTACTGTGTACCCTGTTATCATTTCCAAGTGCATCTAACCATCCTTCTACTTCCTTATAGCGTGATATATACATGGCATAGTCACCAAGTTTTTTAAGACTTTGTGGTGCATCAGGTTTGATCGTTGAAAAGTTTTCTTCACAAAGCTGCCACATATATCTTTGTTTAAGATCAAACTCTTCCTGTTTAATCATACCAAGATTAAGTTTCTCCTGTAAAGTTCGATAGCCCTTTGTCCTGACTGTTGGATTCCAGTATGGCTCAAGTCTTTGAACCTTTTGTTTGGGAGATTTTAAATCAAAGTCTCTCCATTCAATCAGGCTAAAGGGACCGCCAACATTTATGTACTCTGGTCCGAACATCTTTAATCCAACCTTTGATAACTCTCCTTTACTTGTATACTTAGGAGTAACTTCTTTGATCAGGACAACGTTTGGTTTTATCTCTGCAAGTACCTCTCTTTCTAATTCATTTGCTTTGTTGTGAAATAGGACAAAAAGTTGATGCGCTTTCTGCACATCCAAAGCAAACCCATACTCTGTCTGTTCTTCCAGAAGATGTTGAACAAGATGTTCAATCCTGTTTGCTTTTTCGCTGCCGAACAATCTGCCCTCTAATTTTAAATAACATGCTACCTTATATGTAAGCTCAACATCGTTGATGCAGTAGGTTAACATTTCCTCTGAGTATTCTGAGAAGTCTTTATGCTCTAACTTTGGATGCTTCAGTCGATGACCCCATGCTTCCAACGAATGTCCACCATTACGTGAGTACTGTTGTAAGCGTGACACAAGTAAAGTGTCAGTTACTTTGCTTGGTTTAATTTTAATACCAAGTATTTTATTCAGCACTCTGGAATCAAAAGCAATAAAGTTATGCCCAATCCAATGGTCTACACTTTTGCTAAAGTCTACAAAGTCTTTCAGAGTATCAGGATTCCATGTGTATACTTCACCTGTATTATAATCCTTACATACAATACAATGTATCTTGGTTACATTATGTAACAGTGCATCTGTTTCAACATCACAGACAACTGTTCGTTTATCCATTTGGTTCTCCATTCACAACATCTTCTTCTTCACTCAGTCTATACGTAACCCGATCAAAAAGCAAGCGAGAACTTGGGCCTGTCATACCACTGTACCTATTTTTTAACACACGCAGGAGAGTAGTGTTCCGTTCACGTAGGTCTTCCGCCTGTCCATTACGTTCCAATCCGATAACGATGTTAGCCAGTTGGCCAATTCCTGCCGTTCCTCGTAGATCAGAGAGGCTTGTCTGACCGCCTTCCTCAAGAGGTTTCGTTGACTGTCGCTTTGTGTGGCACACTCCAAGTAGGCATATATCAAGTTCGACTGTGAGTGCTTTAAGATTGTGGGCAATTTCATCAAGCATTTTCCTTTCATCACCAGGTACATTTGATACCATAAAACTTATATGATCCAGAATAATAAGCTTACAGTCCAGACCTTTGGCAAAGTATGTGATCTTGTCTGTCAAATACTCAAGACTGTTTTCTCTCCAGCTTTCATTGAGAGTATGCAGCCTGTCTGTACCCCATGTGTTTTGGATAGCAATACGCTTTTGTTCTTCTGTGTAGTGTGCGTCTGGAAGATGCAAAGGAATACTGCAATCAACAGATGCCACACCAAGGGCAGTTTCCCATGATGTCTCTTCAAGATAGATCACACCGATATGCTGGTCAGTTGCTTTAAGACAGTGATGGACAATCTCCCGTGTCACATGTGTCTTACCCATCCCTGCACCGGCAGTGACAACAATAAACTCAGATGTCCTCAGACCGTATGTAAGTTTATTGAGATCACTCCAAGGATAGGTGAACAATGCTTGCGCCCTTGGTTGTTGTGCAATCTCCCACATACGATCAAAGCCACTGAGAATATCATCAGGACGATAGCGTTCCGCTTGCCACCATGCAATACTGAACTCCTGAATTTTATTATTGACCAGATATTCTCCTGCATCCTTGTATTGGAGCTTCATGATCTTACTCTTTTTAGGAAACAGGGAAGCAACAACCTTCGCTGCTTTCTTTCCAGCCTCGTCATTATCCATACAGATAATGATGTTCTCAAAAGAATTGAGCCATTCAAAGTTACGCTTACAATCAGAGTATGCAGATGATGCGGATCGTACACCAACAGTGGGAAACTTACTGCCGTTCATTTGGAACGTGGCAAGGGTATCGATCTCACCCTCACAAAGAGTAACATACTTACCGCCTGATGTGAACTTACTCTGACCAAACAAGACAGAGTCCTTGATGCTGCCCTCTGTTAGAAACTTTTTAGTAGATACAATACGAACTTTATGTGCAAGCTTGTGACCATCTTTATTAGTATAAGGATAATAATGTTTAGTCACTACTCCATTTGTAATTTGTAATCTTACATCATAAAAACCTACAGTATCTTTAGTAATGTTACGATCATGTAATGGACCTACATAAGCACTGTCAATCTCTGTAAGTTCTACTACTTCTTCTTCCTCATTCAACAAAGTATCTTCACTGTTATGAACAAGATCAAGATTAGGCATAGAGTTATTTTCCTTTCTAGTGTATGTATTACAACTGAAACAATAATAACTATGTTCATACTCTCCATTAGCATCAGAGCTTGAACAATGGAAACATGGTAAGTGTCTTATAAATTTTTCTTTAGTATAAGGATGTCTCATTGTTATTCTCCAATGGATTATCTTCTTCTAACTCATTTATGGAAGTATTTATTTTATCTAGACAATATGAACATGGTTTATAAGATTTACTTTTTTTATCAAATACAATCTCTCTTGGATACAATACCCTATCACAAATATAACAACGCATTACAACTCCCCTGTCCATTCTTCTTTGTATGCAAAGGTATTGTGTGCTTTCAATATAAAGTTATACGATTTACTGACCTCTGTCAAGACCCAAATCGGCAGGGTAAAATAGGGATCA